GTTTAAAGAAAATAATTAAAATATCAAAGGATTCTCCTAAAGATGTTTTTATGTTTAGAGATGATAACTACTCTGGATTACAACCACACTTTGTTAAAGATGGTGTAATTGCAAAAGCAACTGTACTCAATCCGGCTTACGATTTAGAAAAACATAAAGTAAGAAGTTTAAATATTGGTAAAGATGTAATTCTTTCAGTAAGATTATTCGTATCAACAAACGAATCTATAACGGAAGCAACTCTAACCGAAAAGAAATACTATGTAACGTATAACTTAGGTAGAGGAAGGGGTAAAGATTTGGAAAAGGAATTTGACCAAAACACATTTAAGACAACCAATAAGCCAAAAGTATTTAATTCATACAGTGATGCTAAAAAATACGCTGAAAAAATGGAAAAGATGTTCCGTAATTCAATTGGTGGTGGAACGGCATATTGGGTATCGGATGAAAAGATGAATCCAATAAAAGAATCCGAACTTAAAGGATATCTTGCAGCAGATGTAGTGGATGATATCGTTAAATCAATTGGTTCAAAATTTGTAAGCGGAGAAATCAAAAACGCACCTAATAGAAATTACATTTATCTTAAACTTACCGATATAAAATTTGGTAATGATGTTGTAAAGATGTTAAAATCAAAATTTGGAATTGATTCTAAAATAGATAAAACATTTGGAAACATACCATCCGTATCTTTTGCAAGTAAGAAAGTAGTTAGTGAAGCAAAATCGGATTACGAAGTATATCACAAATCATATACATCAGCTATCCAAGCAGCTAAAGCATACGCAGAGAAAAAAGGATACGAAATAAATGATGATGATTCTTTCAGACAAATAGGTATGGGCCCTAGAAAACCATCGGAAGGCAAGACTAATAAATTTAGTATTGAATTATCTAAAGATGGTAAGGTTCAAAAAAAGAAACTTCAGATTCAGGTTTATGGTATGAGAAACTCATATGAATTGAACGCATACATCCAATAATAAAATGAAACTTTTAGAGTGCATAATCGTATCTAAGGAAATTAAAGATAAATTTATCCTAGCTAAGAATAGAGATAGAGCTTATAATCCTAACTTAGAAATCGTACACACTATTATCGATGGTGTAGAAGTTGCATATTTGCACGATTTAGTAACTGATTGGAGTGAAGGTTTAAACGAAAATGGAATCGGTGTTGTAAACGCAGCACTATTAGTTGGACATGATGAAGCTGAAGCTAAGCTTGTAAAGAAAGCTGGAAAGCCAGGACCTGATGGTGATAAGATGAGAAACATTATTAAGCAACCTACTCTAATGGATGCAGTACGAGCTACACTATCATATAAGGGCAAGAGTGGGATGTCTTTAAAAGGACATACATTTGTATCATCTCCAAAACATATGGTTAGTATTGAAACTACATCAAAGCATAAGCCGGATGTTAAACTTCAAAACTCCGAATCACCTGTTGTTCGTACAAATCACGGACATATGTTCACCGATGCTGGTTATACACATGGTGAGAAATATCTAAGTTCAAAGATGAGAAAGATATCAGCAGAGAAATCAGTTGATAAGGTAGACGATTGGAAAGCAATAGCACAAGCTATGAGAAAGGAATACTTCCCAACTAGACCGGCTCTTAATATGAAAAGAGATACAAAAGAGATGTCTACATCATCTCAAACTGTAATGAACCTAACTGATAAGATATTACAAATAACATACTTTAAGAACAAAGTAAACGAATTCAAAGGTATCAATAGACAACTGCCTGATGGATATCAACCTAAGATTACAATTGAGGTAATCGCAGTTTAATTTCAACATTTTAATAGAACCATATTTATATACATACAAAATGTAAATATATTAATATGTCAAATGATTTCGAATTATTTCCAGGTAAATCCCTAAATGGGTTATTTCAGGATATATACAACAACCAAGTACATAAGAAAGCAAGAATCAGCGATTTAATCAATGATTTAAAAAATATGGTTAGAAGTCCGAGCGATATGGGAAACTTAGGACCATTAATTAATTCACTAATAGATAGTTCAATTAGAAACGATGACCATTTGGTTAAGTTAGCAGCTATTGCAACTAAGATTGTGGCAGCTGATAAAAAGACTGAAGGTCAAGAAGGATTCCTATCACCATTTGAGAAAGAACAATTACTTAGAGATTTAGAAAATACTAAGGAAGAAGTTGAAAGAGTGGATGATTTGGAATTTGAAATGGAGGAGTTAAAAAAGAAAATGAAGTAAGATGGGATTACAAAATTCAAGCGTATCAGCAGTACAGGCAGTACAATCGGCGGGAGTTGATGGTGCAAAATCGCAAGGTGTAGTTTATAGTGTAATATTAGATGACACGCATCCATATTTAAAAAATAGAGAAGATACAAAAAATAAAGAATCTATTTTTATTGGAGCAATTCAATATAGATTAACAGGCCAACCATCAAATGATGAGGCAAACTTACCTATTGCATATCCATTAGATAAAAATTTAAAAACACTACCGGTAAAAAATGAATCAGTAGAAATTATAAAAGGTGCTGGTGGTACAACATATTATAAAAGAATAGGACCTGAAATATCACCATTTGTAGATGCTGACCCAAATAATATATCTAAATTATTTAATCCAGTAGAAGCAACCGAAGATAAATCAAAAGAATATTCTAAAGTACAAGCTACCGGAATTGCTAGAAGTAATACAGATGAAACTTCAAAGTATAATGGATATGGTGATTACTTTACATATGAAAAAGGTATTCACAAATTAAAATTATGGGAAGGTGATACTTTATTTGAAAGTAGATTTGGACAATCAATTAGATTTTCTGGATATAATAACGATGAAAAGAAATATTCGCCAGCAATTATAATAAGAAATGGTGAGAATGCAGATTCTAAAAAATTATTAGATAATCAAGTAACTAACGAAGATATAAATAGAGATGGTAGTATAATAGCTATGACATCTGATAAATTTCAATTAGGGTTTGTTCCGGGTAAAGTTGATGATAAGGGTAAGGGTGATTTTGAAACAAAGCCTGAATCTTTTGAAAATTATCCTGATAAATTGGTTGGTGACCAACTACTTTTAAATTCAGGTAGAATAATTTTATCAGCAAAGACTGGTGAGATGATGTTTTACTCTAAAAAGAATTATGGATTTATTTCAGATGGTGCAATGTCTATTGATAATAAAGGTGGTATTGATATAAGCGTTAAAGATAATATTCATATTGTAACAAACAATAGAGATTTTGCAATTCATAGTGGTAAGGGTTCTATATTTTTAGGAGATACTGAATTAGAACCATTAGTTAAAGGAAAGAAGTTAGTTGAAATATTAGCAGAACTATTAGATGCAATAGTTGCACAAAATTACTTAACACCATCAGGCCCATCTAAAATAGGACCTGAAAACTTACCAACTTTTAGTAAAATAAAATCCAAGCTAAATGATATTTTAAGTAAATTAAACCAAACATCTTAATATGGAAAATTTAAGTGGACAAGCAACAAATGTAGCTGAAAATGCACAAGCAACGGCAACAAACGCAGTTGGAAACGCAACATCAACGGCAACAAACGCAGTTGGAAACGCAACATCAGCCGCAACAAACGCAGTTGGAAATGCAACATCAGCCGCAACAAATGCGATAGGCGATTTACAATCAAAAATACCAAAACCACCTGCAATACCACCATTACCTAAGTTACCAAATGTACCTCAATTGCCGGGTGTTCCTGAATTTAAACAAAAAGAATTACCAGTACCAAAAAAACTTAAAAATAATAAATTCAAAGATAAATTAGCTAAAGCATCTGAAAAAGCAAAACAATTAGCAGAAAAAGCAAAAGCTAAAGTAGAGGGTGCACAAGAAAAAGCAAAAGCAGCTGTTGCTACTGCACAAGAAAAAGCAGAAAAAGCTGTTGCTACTGCACAAGAAAAAGCACAAAAAGTAGTATCGGATGCACAAGATAAAGTAAAACAAGGAATTGCAAGTGCAGAAGAAAAAGCAACTGCTACTGCTGAAAAAGCTAAACAAAGTGTGAAGGATGAAATTAAAAAAGCTCAAGAAGAAAATGGTGGTAAACCATTGACACAAGAAGAAAAGGATAAAATTACAATTAATAAAACAACAGAAATTGCTGAGAAGGATGCAAAACCTACTCAAGACGCAGCTAAAGCAGCTATTGCAAAATCAAACGAAACAATAGGTGATCCTGATTTAACTGAACCTCAAAAATTCGTAGAAACATATGAAGGTTTAGATACGGGTAAAAAATTCTATTTGTATATTGAACGAAACAAAAAAGGATTTTATATAACAAGTGCATACAAAAATCAAAATAAAACAGGATTTATAACTGGTACTTCTTTTACAAATATATATCCTGATAGAGCTATTAACACACTTCAAGAACATATAGATACCAATTTAGATGTTTAAAAAAATTAATTATGTCTTGGCAAACATTTAAAGATAATATATTACAACTTTCCAATAGTCCGGAAAGTATTGCAGATATTGATACTGTAGCAAAAACGTATGCTAATGAATATGATGCTGCAATTAAAAGAGGAAAAGATTCACTTCATCAAATATCTTTACAAAGGGGAAATGTTGAAGCTATGACTCAATTATTTAAAGCAGCTTTATTAAAAGGACAAACATCAACTGCACCATATGATTTAGTTGGTGAGATGGGCAAAGGCGTTATTGCATATTGGAGTGGTGCAACTATGAATAATTTTCCAACACCAATAATACCAGCAACCGGAGCAACTTCAAATATTTCTGTTGTAACTAATATAGTAGTTAATCCGGGTCAATGGACTCCACCAATAGCATCACCATCAGTACCAACACAAGATTCAGTTGATGCAGATGAAGCAGCGGCAGTAGATAGGGATATTAACGAAGAATACCCAGCAAATCAGGCGATTTACGAAGCTCAATTTGAAAGTGAAGAAGATGCTATGGCAAATAATAGCCAAGTTACTTCGGAGGAAGCTTTTAATTCAATTAAAGAATATAATGAAGAAGTTAATAATTCATCCGATGATGGTGTAGTATTAGGAGAAGACCCACCACTTGGAGAAAGTGGGAGTCTTGATTTTGGTACGGGACCTGTATCGGTAACAGGTACTAGTGGTACAAGCGGTGATGGTGGAGGGGGTAGTGCTGGGCCCGATAAAGCAAAACCACAATTAGCTGGTAAAGGTGATGAGGCTTTATTTAAAAAATGTGGAAGCGGACATTGGCCAGCAAAAGGTTCACCTGGTAGTTTTGAAGTACAAACAACTGAGAAAGGAAAGTGTCCTAGATATTGGTATAAAGTTAATAGTGAATATCTAAAAGTTAATTGTACTGAAATTATATTTCCAACAAAGAATGGTGGTAAAAAAATAATGGTTCATAAGCACTTAGCAGCAATTGTAAAACCAGCTATTGATAAGATAAAAGCGCAAGGTTTAGAAAAATATATTGAAAATTGCGCAGGTGGTTTAGCAGTTAGAAACGTAACTTGTGGAAGTAGATTCTCAAACCACGCTTGGGGAACTGCAATAGATATGAACACTTCTGTATATCCATATGGATATAATTTTAAAGATGATGGGATATATAGCGGCAAAACGAAAGTTAGAGATTTAAATGATTTTGACAAAGGATTTCAAAGGGTAGCTGCAATATTCAAATCACAAGGAATGACATGGCTAAGTCGTAATGACCCTATGCACGTTTCCATATATGAATAAATAATTATAATATGTCAGTAATACCACCAACAAAAAACGCAGGTCTTATAGTAGATGATTTTATATCATATGCCACATTACATTTATCTACTGTAAGTGGTATTATAAATACAGTATCATTGTACCCACCAATTGGAACTCCCGGACCTGGTATAATAAATTGGACTGGGTATGTGGTTACTCCTGCAAAACCGAGTGTTACATTGGGTGGTGTTGATGCCGAAGAAGCAGCTGCGGTTGAAAGAGATATAAACGAAGAATATCCTGCAAGTCAAGCTGCATATGAAGCTCAATTTGAAAGTGAAGAAGATGCTATGGCAAATAATAGTGAAGTTACTTCAGATGAAGCGTTCAACTCAATTAAGGAATACAATGAGGAGGTTAATAACTCTGGCGATGATGGTGTAGTATTAGGAGAAGACCCACCGCTTGGTGAAAGTGGGAGTCTTGATTTTGGGTCTGGACCTGTATCAGTAACAGGTACTAGCGGCGCAAGTGGTACAAGTACTGCTGCTGGTAGTGGAGCTGGTGATGGCCAACCTGATAAACCAAAACCGCAATTAGCTGGTAAAGGAGATGAAGCTTTATTTAAGAAATGTGGAAGCGGACATTGGCCAGCAAAGGGTACTCCGGGCAATTTCGAAGTTCAAACAACCGAAAAGGGAAAATGTCCTAGATATTGGTATAAGGTTAATAATGAATATTTGAAAGTTAATTGCACGGAAATTATATTTCCAACAAAGAATGGCGGTAAGAAAATAATGGTACATAAACATTTAGCAGCAATTGTAAAACCCGCAATAGAAAAAATAAAAGCACAAGGATTAGAAAAATATATTGAAAATTGCGCAGGCGGACTTGCTGTTAGAAACGTAACCTGTGGTAGTAGATTTTCCAATCACGCTTGGGGAACTGCGATAGATATGAATACATCTGTATATCCATATGGGTACAATTTTAAAGATGATGGCATTTATAGTGGTACTACTAAGGTTAGACCACTTAATGATTTTGATAAAGGATTTCAAAGGGTGGCTGCAATATTCAAATCACAAGGAATGACATGGTTGAGCCGTAATGACCCTATGCACGTTTCTATTTACGAATAGAAATATATCCTTTTTAAGTTAAATCTTAAAAATACTTAATTGAAATATTTATAAACATAACAAACAATATATGAACACAGATAAATTATTAAAAGCTATACAAATCCTTATAAAAGAGGAATTGAAGGAGCAATTACCTGCGTTAATCAAAGAATCCGTACAAAAGGAAGTAAAACGATTATTAAGTGAAGGTAAACAACCAGTACAACCTAAAAATACTGGATTATCAATGGCTAAAGCTATGATGGAAGATGAAACCATTCAAGAATCAGTAGCACCAAAGGTAGTACCTACAAAGCAATTTAGCAAAAACCCAATGATTAACCAAATTCTAAATGAAACCGCAATGACACCTACAACTGGTGATGGTGGGTTCAGAACAATGAATTTTGGACAAGGTGATATGGGTTCAATTGTTGGTAGAACTGCAATAGCTGAAAAAATGGGGTATGGTGATTTAGCAAAAGGACCTTCTCCAACTGGGTTGGGTGTAAACACTGGAGTGCCTGAATTAGATAAAGCATTGAATAGAGATTATTCAGAATTGGTTAAAAGATTTAAAAAGAAATAATGGCAGTTGTATTAGGACAAAAATTAGTACAAGATACTAAAAAGTATGAAGATTATGCGATAGGTATATCATTACCAATCCAAATTGGTAATACTGCGTTCAATCAAACTTTTACAACTAATGAGCAAATAAAATCAAATGTAAAAAATTTACTATTAACCAAAAGAGGTGAAAGAGTAATGCAACCCGCATTTGGTAGTGGACTGCAAGAATTATTATTTGATTTTAATGATGATACTTTGCCAGGTAAAATTGAAGATGCTATAACAAACGCATTAGAACAATGGTTACCATATGTTACAATTGAACAAATAGATGTAGAAAGTACAAATAACAATAGAGATAATAATTTAATAAATGTATCGGTAACATTTGGATTATTAAATCAACCTGATTTAAACACTGTATCTTTCACAATAGCAGCTTAATAAAATAAAAATGGGAATAACTGTAACAAATAAAAATTTTAAAAATAAAGGAAAAGATATAAAATATCTTGATAAGGACTTTGTTGGATTTAGAAATAATCTAGTAGAGTTTGCAAAAAGCTATTTCCCAAAAACATATTCCGATTTTAATGAATCTTCTCCTGGTATGATGTTTATAGAAATGGCATCGTATATAGGTGATTCATTATCTTATTATATTGATGATACTTTAAAAGAATCATTAATGGTATATGCTGAAGATATAAAAAGTGTATTAGCATTATCACAATATTTGGGATACAAACCAAAAGTATCATCGCCAGCAATTACAACACTATCGGTTTATCAATTAGTTCCATCAATTGGAACTGGAGTAAATAATTTACCGGATACAAAATATTTTTTAAGAATTAAAGAAGGATTACAATCTACATCAACAAAAGATGGTATAGTATTCAGAACAACAGACGCTATTGATTTTTCTGATGCAGCTGGTAGAGAGATTAGTGTTTATCAAAGAGATTCTGCAACAGGAGAACCAAGTTTTTATTTAATTAAAAAATATGTACAAGCAATATCTGCGGAGTTGGTAGAAACATCAGTTACATTTGATTCATATTCTCCATTTCAAAAAATAGTATTGGATGAAACTAATGTTATTCAAATATATGATTGCAGAGATAGTGGTAATAATAAATGGTATGAAGTACCATATTTAGCACAAGAAATGGTTTTTATAGATGTACCAAACACAGAAGTGAATGATGCTGATTTATATCAATTTAAAACAACTGTACCATATATTTTAAAAACAATAAAAACTCCAAGAAGATTTGTTGCAAAGGTAGATGAGGAAAGTAGAACTGTAATTCAATTTGGAGCCGGTGACCCAACTGCATCTGATGAACAATTAATTCCAAATCTTAAAAATGTTGGATTGGGATTACCAAACTCTATTAGTAGATTAGATGAATCATTTGACCCAACAAATTTTTTAAAAACAAAAACATATGGTACATCACCGGCAAGTACAACAATGACTGTTAGATATTTAGTAGGTGGTGGTGTTAAATCAAATGTAGCAACAGGTCAATTGACTAGAATTACTAAAATAGAATTTGAAGAAGATACTCAAGCATTGAGTGATAGTGAAAGAGCAATTTACGAAGCAACAAAAAACTCTGTAGCTATTGATAATGAAGTTACTGCTGCAGGTGGTAGAGGTGGTGAGACTGTTGAAGAAATTAGACAAAACGCTTTAGCAAACTTTGGTTCACAAAATAGAGCAGTAACTGCAAAAGATTATCAGGTAAGAGTTTTATCTATGCCTGCAAAATTTGGAGCAGTTGCAAAAGCTTACGCTGTAGCTGATGGTACAATAGATAATAACTCGCCAGCATCTATATTAGCATCACCTAACAATTTGCAAGAATTTACTGATTTGGTAATGAACTTTGTTAATATGCCTGATAGCGAAGAACCATCTGAACAATCTATAAAAGAAGATATTACACAATATTTAATTGGAAAGACTTCAAACGAAAATGAAAAGAATAACCCATTTGCAATTAATTTGTATTTGTTAGGATATGACTTATTTGGAAGATTAGTACCACTTACTAGAGGTGTTAAAGAAAATGTAAAGACTTATTTAAATGAGTATAGATTATTAACTGATGGTATTAATATTAACGATGGATTTATTATAAACATAGGTATTGATTTTGAAATATCAGTTTACCAAAATTATAATAAGAGTGAAGTATTAGCAAAATGTATTTCTGAATTAAAAGATTATTTTAACATTGATAATTGGCAATTTAATCAAACCATAAATTTGAGTGAGGTTGAATTATTAATAGCAAATATAGAAGGAGTTTCATCTGTTCCAAGTTTATCAATAGTGAATAAGTGTGGGGGTAAATACGCACCGAATTCATACAATATAGAAGCGGCAACTAAAGCTAAGATTGTATATCCATCTTTAGACCCATCTATTTTTGAAATTAAATATCCGGATTCGGACATAAAAGGAAGGGCAAAATAATGGGATACTACTTTTTAACAGCATCAAAAGATGCAACGCTTTATCTTCAACAACCCAATCAAAATACTGGGCTTGATGAAATTATAGAAATAAGTAAAATATATTATGGGAACATAAAAGATGTATCTCATGCTTTGGTAAAATTTGAAGTAGGATACATATCAAAATCAATATCAGATAATAGTATTGGATTTAATGATGCAACTTTAATTTTAAGAGAGACTGAAACAAATGAAATTCCATTAGAATATACAATATATGCAAATGCACTATCTGGTAGTTGGCAAATGGGTACTGGTACTCGTTTTGATAATATATCAACGCAGGGTGTAACTTGGAATTATAGAGAAGGTGATACTAACTTAGAATGGTTGCAAAATAACTTCGCAACAAATACAACTGCTAGTGTGAATAATGGTGGTGGTGGAACTTGGTGGACACAATACGAAGCATCTCAATCATTTAATTATGAAACATCTGATATTAATATGGATGTGAAATCTATTTTAAAATCTTGGATGAGTGGTTCTATACCAAACGATGGGTTTATTTTAAAATACGCAACTGATGTGGAATCCAATACAGAAGATTATGGTGTAATTAAATTCTTTAGTAAAGAAACACACACTATATATCAACCAAAGATTAGAATAGGTTGGGATGACCAATCTTATATAACTGGTTCATTAGCAGCATTAACTGCAGAAGATATTAAAATTGGTATTAACAATTTGAAAAAAGAATACAAACTAAATAGTATTCCTAAAATAAGAATATTTGGTAGAGAATTGTATCCATTGAAAACTTTTTCAAATCAATTTGCATACAACACTCAAAAGTATTTGCCACAAACTACATACTATCAGATAAGAGATTTTGCATCTAATGATATTATAATTCCATTTGGTAACTATTCTAAAATAAGTTGTGATGCTGATGGTAACTATATAAAACTCAATCTTTCCAATTGGGAAGCTGGTAGAGTTTATAAAATAGAATTTATGGTTGAGAAAGATGGTGGTTCACAATATTTTGATGATAATATAACATTTAGTATAGCAAAGAACTAGAAATGATAAAAAGATTAATAAAGACGGGTTTACGAAATGAAGGCATGATATCAGAGCTTTTAGTTAGTGGTTCATTAGCAATCAAAACTAAAAATGAATTTGGTGTCCATGTATTTAGTGGGTCTGTTGCGGATGATGGTATAGTTTCTGGTAAATTAACAAAACCAAAATATAATGAGGTTGAGGTTATAAAATCAATAGATACAAATATAGTTGAATTGATACCAGTGGAAGCACCGGAGTTACCGCCAACTATATTACTTACATCTTATAATCAAGCCAACCAATTAATAGCAGATTTAACATTACAAGTTGAAAGATTAAATAGTGTTACTCTTAATTTAGCATCAAAAGTTAAAGAATTGGAAATAACAACTCAAAGTCTTTTGGTGGAAATGGATTCTAAAGATTTACTTTTAGCCGTATCTCAAAATCAAACACTACAAGCAAATTCAAAAATAGAAAGTAGTATTGGTAGTTTACAAAATTCAATACAAAAAGCAACTGCAGAATCTATTCAAAGAGTTTCTTTGAGTGCAAGAAATACTTCTTTATTACAAGAGAACGCATTATTGGGTGAGCAACTTACATCGGCACAAGCGCAGATAGTAAATCTTAATCAAACAATAAATCAGATAAACACTCAATTGAATGCTAACCAAACACAATTGATTGCAGCTAATCAACAACTTACAAACGCAACTACTAAGAAGAAGAAAATTATTTGTAACGAATTATACAATCAGGGTTACTTACCTCAACACATTTGGAACGCCGATGAAATTTATGGTGAGATGATGTATGAGAAAGACCCTCGTTTGGTATTAGGATATATGATGTGGGCTAGAAATGTAGTTAAGTATATGAAAGCTAAACCACAAAATACTAAGTGGATTTATATGATGGTAAAACCTTGGACTGAGCATATGGCTTATGAAGTGGGTACATTGCCAAAAGATAATTGGATAGGTAAACTTATTCATAGTGTAGGAAAACAATATTGTTACTATGTATATGATAAGCAAATGAGTAAAAGAAATAAGTTGTCATGGCAATAAAAACATTTAAGGAAATATTAAATAATCAGGGGTATAGAATATCTTCAAACGATAGAAAAATATTTGAAGAAGGTAACCTCGAGTCCTTCTTTGGATTTGGTGAAAAAGATGCTATTGAGTTTATTGTATATGACTTAAACGATAATCAATTACCACAAATAAATGATGAATTAGTTAGATATGTTCCAATAACAACTGCAAATATTAAAGATTATTTTTTAATAGCTGAAGGAACTGTACTTAAGAAAAATCAATTTCCAACTGAATATTTTATAGATGTTGAAAGACTTTTAAGAGAAGCTGGATATGATAATGGTATATTTAAAACACAAATAACATTACTTAACAAAAGAGTAGGTAGTGAAGCTCCGGCGGATAGTTTGTGGATAGCAGAAATATCACCATCACGTACAGAGGTTAGATTATTACCATTAAAAAAAGGATTACAATTAAATCCAGAACTTAAAAAACGATTTGATTTATTTATAAACAATGGTGAATTCAGAGATGATACTATAAATTTAGCATTTAATTTTATTGAGAAAGTAAATCCAACTGTAATTGATAATTTTTTAAAATCAAAGTATTCAACTAAGTGGTTAGATAAAATGGTTTCTGAATTTAAAATAAAAGATTTTGATACATTTTCAACTAGAGTATTTGAAAAATTTGTTGAAGCATCTTTTTATGAATTTACAAATAGAATATCTGATATTAGAGATGTTAAATATGGTAAACCAAAAACCGAAAGACCCGTAATAGAATTATCAGTAAATGAAATAGAAAGTATTTGTAAAAGGATATTAATTATGTGTATTGATTTTTATCTATCAAAACCTGATGTTAAGAAAGAAGCTACTTATGATGCTGGATTGGATGATAGTGTTGATATTGTTGGTAAAGTATTACAAAGAATTGATTCTAATAATACAATAGATACAAGTAGTCCTGTACTACAAATGGCAGAAGTAATAAAACCAATATTGACTAGTATGGAGTTGAAGTTGGAAGAAGAAATTAAAAAACAAATTCCAACTCCAACTCCACCAGAAAAAATTAAAGTAGAACCTTCACCGGCTCCAATTGAAATAGTTACACCAATAGAAGAACCACCATATGTACCACCATCAAGCGGTGGTGGAGGCGGCGGAGGTGGTAGCATCTATCGAGAATACGATACATTGGATAGACAGAATTTGGCAGATGGTGGTATGGGTAGAGAACGAATCGAATTTCAATAATATAAAAATACTTATAAAGTAACAAAATGGCAGTAGCAAACGATGAAAATATTTTTGATAGTGGCTTTGGGGTAAGTGAATCTCAGCAACTAAATGCGCTTGATACTGAAAGGGGTGTTGGTGTAGGTGGTGGGTCTGGTGTTGGTATTTCATATGGTGGCGGTGGAGGAAGTACTGCCGGATTTATACCAATTGTAGATACGCCAAATGTAGCTAATACTGATAATAAAAATATACTTTACATTAAATCGAATACTGAATCAAGTATTTATGTAAACGATACGCCAATATATCAAACTACGAGCTACGGACTTTCAGTTTCTCTAAGTGATTTATTGACTAATGGAGCTAAAACTATTACTGTACAAAAAGAAGGATATTCATCAAATGAAAAATTCATAATAGATGTTGTAGAAAATCCAAAATATTATGTACCATACATAGCTTTAAACATAAACCCATATGATAGTTTAGTAGCTTATAGTACTAGGGGTCTTCCAAATTATACATCTGATACTAATAATTTATATACATATGATCCTGACACTTATAAAAGCGTTTATTCAACAACGCCAGCATACACATTTAGAGTAAGAAAATTTTTAGGAGATGTACTTCAAAATGATTTTAGTTATGATGTAGATTCTCAAGATAAATCTATTGAGTTTACATTACAACAAAATGTAGCTATACCAGATGAGCAAAACCCAACTGACCCAGTTGTTCCAAAAATTAAATTAAATGTAGCAATAGATGGGCCAAATAATTCTGTTACTTTTATAAAAAATAAAAAAGAATTAGCTGGAGTTGAAACATTAACTTTAACTAATGGAGTTACTGAAATTGAAGATAGTGCAGATTCTGAACTATCATATTCAATACAAACAACTAATATAAGTTCATATAGAATTACTAAAATAGTAGTTAGTGGTGATGGTATAAAAACACAAACATTAGAAGCAACTTCCGCTTTAGAAAGTATATCTACACTTGTAAATTTTGATAGAAATTTAAATATTAGTATTACTAGTGAAAATTTTGCAATAATACAAGCTACGGTTCCTGTAATAAGTTTCTCAAATCCAGCACAATTAGCATCTCAAGACTTTACACAATATAATATTAATTCAGATGCAGCAGTTCCAATTGGATTGAATCTTTTTGGAAATACTACAAAAGTAACTGCATATGTAAAGGATAAAAAATATGAATTTAATGTTAGTGGTGAAACTAGCATAATAATAATACCATCAAAAACATTTGATGTAATTGGAAAATATACAATAAAATTAGTTCCAACAAACGCAGATGGTGATGGTGATTTAATAGAAACATCATTAGTAGCTGTTGATGATATATGGGTTGGTGTTCCTGATATTAGAAATATACAATATCCTTCTGTATTAAGAGGACCTGATTATGTAGGTACTGATGTTGATTTTAAAATATCATTTGATTCAATTGATACTGATTATGTTAAGGTGTATGCTGGTAGTAGTAATTCTAATTTTGCACAACTACCAAAAAATGGAACGCATACATTTAATTTTAAACAATTATTAATAAATGCTGGGACTAATGTTTCAGAAGACCAAGATATAATTAATTTACAATTAATATTAGTTCCATATAACGTAAGTGGAAGACAGACTGTAATTGGTAAAAAAGAAATAATCACAATTCAATTTGATAAAGGTGATTTAACTATTCCTAGAGATGTTGCTATTAGTAGAATTGCAGAAGGATTTATTGCACAATTTGATAAAGGTATTTTTGCAGATGAAACATCAAAATATTTAACACACTTATTACATATTGGTAATGGTGATAATAAAGTAATTACAACTTGGACTGGTGATAATGATTCACTTATATTAAAATTATACGAACCATTAGAAACAACTGTACAACCAAATCAACAAGTTTGGATTTCTAAATTACAAGCTGACCCAATAGTTGAAACTATAACAATTAGTGGTGTTGATACAAGCTATTGTGCACCACTAAAAGGACCTAATTTTTTATTAGATCCTGATAACGGAACTGCTTTTAAAATATTTGATGATTTAATAGCAAGTGGGTCTACTACATCAAATGATATCTTAAATAAGATAACATCTCAAAATAATATTGATACTGAAAAATTAAATATTCAGTATGTTAGTGGTTCTTCATATACATTTGACCAATTTGTACACTTTGGCTCTGGTGCTGAAAGATTGAAAAACTTTTATTATAAAATAAATATATTACAAGAGTATCAATCAAAATATTTAAGTTTAACACAAACAACATTTCCAATCGGTTATTTATTAACTGAAGATACTGGCGGAGATGGTACTCCTGAAATTGAAGGTAATGAAATATTAATTGGTGAACAAATAGACCCAATTTTACAATTACAATTTGAAGTACCTCAAGTAATTCCTGCACCATATGCATTAATTGAAGCAAATGGAATTGCTGAAAAAATAAGTAATTTAATAAAAACATTTGATGGATTTGAAAAATTCTTATTTAAATCAGAAAATACATTAGCATATCCAAAGGAAGATTATTTTAATCCAACAACCCAATTAACTTATAGAATTTTAAGACCTATTACAAGTCCATTGGTTGTTAGTTGGTATGAAACTGCATTGGCTGATTCAGAAGAATTTGATAAGTATAATTCATATGCAATGCGTAATAATCTTCCAGCTTATATAACCGAAGATTACGATAACGCTGATTTTATTTTATTCTTAGATATGATTGGCCAGCATTTTGATATTCTATGGGTCTATATAAATGGAATAAAAAAATCTAAAAACGTAGAACATAAAGAAGAATTGGGAGTTCCTGATTCATTAGTTAGTTCTATGTTAAATTCAATGGGTTGGACTGAAAAAAGAGCATTTAATTCTCAATTACTTTGGGAATATATGTTTGGTACAACGCAAGATGGATATCAAAAATATGGAAGAAGCTTGCAAGATGCAAACTATGAAGTGTGGAGAAGAATCTTAAATAACTTACCATATCTATTAAAACATAAGGGTACTGCTAGAGCACTTAAAGCTGTAATGGCTTGTTATGGTGTACCACAATCTATGTTGACTATAATGGAATTTGGTGGACCTCAAGATCCAACTAGAGGTGGGGTTAGTAAATTTACGTTTGATGATAGAACAGCAGCAATTGTATTGGATACTGATTCATCAGTACGAGTTGATTGGAAACAAACAAAAACTGGAGATTATCCTAATTGTATTGAGTTTAGGATATTACCTGCATCTATTACATCAACACCACAAAGATTAATATCAGCAAGCCAATGGAATTTAGATTTAGTACAAACCACTGGTTCTTTTGCTAAATTAGAATTAAATTTTGGTGGCGATTCATCTACAAGTACTTATGTTAATGAACCATTTATAAGTGCATCTGTATCAACATATTATTTCGATACGGCTAGTAACTATCCATACGCTTATGGTCCTGATTTAAAAACAGGAAGTTTAGGATTTCCACTATCTATTGAAAATTATTCAAATGTTGCAATCAATAGATACAATTATGGTGGGGCAACATCTTTATATGAGGTTTGGTTGGGTACTTCAAATGGTACTAGACAAACTGCATTTGTGAGTATGTCTATATTAACGGATGATTCACAATGGGAAGATGGCAATTATATTGAGGTTGGTGGTAATGGATATTCTGGTAATTTAGATGAGTTCCGTTTATGGACTGTACCTTTACAAAGAAGTAAATTTGAAAACCATACACTATTCCCAGACGCAATCAATGGAAATGATTTTGATTCATCAACTAAAGATTTGATATTCCGTTTGGATTTTGAATATCCAAAAGATAGAGTATTAGACCCATTCATTAAAAACGTTTCAATAGATACATCATATGTTGGTGATACTGGATTTGCAACTGCTAGTAATTTTTATTCAGCTCCAACATATCCATATCAATACATTCCATATGATAGAACTGTAACAGCAAATGTTCCATCTTTAGGATTTAATGTTTCTAATAAGATTCGTTTTGAAGAACAAACTTTAATAGGTGACCTTTCTTATAAAACTAGAGCAACTCAAAAATCATTTGATAGAGCTCCAATAGATTCAAATCGTTTGGGATTATTCTTCTCTCCAATTAAGGAGTTGAATATGGATATCTTAAAAGCATTTGGTGATTTTAATATTGATAACTATATTGGAGATTATGGTGATGAATATAGAAGTAACTATAAACAATTAGATACTTTAAGACATTACTACTTTGAGAGATTGGATAACAGAGATATCTACGAATATATTAGATTAATAAGATACATAGATAAATCATTGTTTGAAGTACTTTCTGATTTAGCTCCTGTTAGAACAAACATATCTAAAGGATTGTTAATTGAACCACACTATTTAGAAAGAAATAAAACTCGTTGGGATAAACCACAATCATTGAGAAATGATTTTGAAACGTCTCTTGATACAAACAAAGATGTATTATTAGATGCAGAATCTATACCAAAAGATGCTACATTGGATGCATCCGAAATAACAAATCTATCTGGAGATGTTAGTAACAATACTGGAGTAGTGGATGCAAATGATGTTATACAATTAGAAGGAACAAATCCATCTTACAATAGTATTATTGATGCAAATGATGGAGTTTTATTAGAAGGTAGTGCACCATTTTACGATTTAGAAATACAATGTCCTACTGGTGCAAGTTTGGTGGGTGAAGCTGATTCATTTACGTTTACTGAAGTTGGTATGGACAGAGATTCTCTTGCTAATGCTGGTTATGGTTTATACGCTAATAATGGTACTGGTATCGTTAGAAGTTATGACCCTTTATTTGGTAATTACCAAGAAACAGGAAGTAGAAAAAGTATATTCTTAGTAAAGCAACAATATACTCAAAAAATAAACACACAAACGGAAGGATACCCAGCAACACCATATGGACAAGTTAAATACGAAAAAATTCCAGTAACCAAATACAAATACAAAGTATCTGTATTACCATTTAGTGGTAGTGTTAGTATTGGTAATGATATTGTTGAGGTAACTTCGTTGAATGGATATTTCCCAACACACTATATATACAAGAATAATTTAGGTGAGGGTATGAAACGTTCATTTTGGAAAGGTTCTGTTCAAAATTCAACAACTACACCAGATGGTTTAGACCCGGTTGAAACATTTACAACTAATCCTAACATTCTTAGAGTGGCTAAGACTGGTAGAGGTAGTGGTGAACCAATACTTGAAGTAGATTAATTGGAAAATAAAAATTAGTTATATTTATAGAATATAGATAAAAAACATATCAAATGGCATATTTAGATAACACAGAAATTACAGTAGATGCAATTCTTACCAAAAAAGGAAGACAAAAATTAGCATCGGGTCAATCATTAAACATTACAAAGTTTGCTTTGGGTGATGATGAGATTGATTATACGCTTTACGAACCAGCGCATCCAAAAGGTTCTGCATACTATGATTCAGCAATCAGAGCTATTCCTATTACGGAAGCTTCACCTGATGAAACTCAAGTATTAAGATATAAGTTAGTAACTCTACCAAAAGGAACAACTCAAATTCCTGTTGTTAGATTGGGTGTACCTTCTATTAGTGTTAATCAATATGAAGGTGGTGTAGGATTATCTCCAACAACATCTCCTGCTGGAAATCAAAATGCTGGATATACAATGGTATTAGCAGACCAAAGAGCTGGTACAATAACTGTAACTAGAGGAGCAAGTGGTACTGGTACTACATTATTCTTAGGTGATGAAATTACAACAACGGCACAAGTTGTTACTGGTTTAGAATTTAGATTCACTCCAAATCCAAACTTAACAATTGATGTATCTACAACAATAACTGTGTTTGGAAATGAAACTGGAGGTTCACAAACTATTCCTGTAATCGTAACATACAAAGCAACCGTATAAAAATAAAATAGAAATATAAAATGGCACTAATAAACGACCCAAATATAACCGACCAGATAAGAGCATTGGCTAATACTGGTACGATTGATTCAAATCAAATTGTACAAATATTAAACTCAGTTTTACCAGCTGGTCAACAAATTGCATCAACCGGTGTAACTGGTACTGGTCTTTATAAAAGATTTGGTGAATTTGATAAGGTAAATGCAAAAATAGAAGTAGTAACTACTGGATTATGGAGTAGCGATTCTGGTTCATTGATGTCATTCTACACCGCATCATCTCAAACTGAAGCAGTAAGCGGTAAGTATTATTACAACGTATATCAAACTGACCCAATCGATACTGATATTGAAGAAGTTCAATTTGCAGTAGCATACGGACATGTTGATGGTAGTGGTTCTGTTACTTTAGATGTAGACCCTAATGGTTTATTACCAACTAAAGCAACTTACGCTCAGTACAAATCAATGTTGTTAGACCCAACATTAGCTAAATTCCAATTTGAAAATTCAGTTGCAGCTGCAACGGATTCAAATGATATCTATGTAATTAATGTAGCTAGAGCTCGTTATAGAGAATCTATGGATGCTGGTAACTGGTCATTAAAAGTTTCTGGTTCTAATGGATTATTTACTTTTATTGATAATAGTGGTAAAAAGTTTGGTGATTCTTATGGATTGAGTGGTAATGTATTTAAAGTAGTTTCTGGTTCATTGAATTTAGGAACTCAAAATGAAGCAACTATAAAAAATACAACTGACCCAACATCTGGACAAGGTTATGGTTTATTCTATCCTGAAAGAGGTATTATAATTCTTAATCCAACGGCGGTTGGTAATGTAGTAGGTAACGTATTTAATGAAGCATTCCAAACTGTTGGAACATTAACACCTTCATACTCAACAGCAGCTGACCAGGAGAATCATAAGAGATTATATCATGCAATTAGAGCTGGTAAGGATTTTGATGCTAGAAGAACTGAAAACGTATCAACGCAACATTTCTTTGTAAGAGCAACAAATAGAGAGTTTAACTACTCTAACAATCCTACATATTTAGATGCAGATGGTTTCTTTACTGAACCAACATTTGAAACTGACCCTCAAACATTCATCACAACGATAGGTTTGTTGAATGATGCAAATGAATGTGTGGCTGTAGCTAAGACTTCACAACCAATTGTTAAATCATTTGATAAAGAAGTTTTAATTAAAGTGAAATTATCATTCTAATTAAAAATTAATATAATATGAAAACCCCCTTAATTGGGGGTTTTTTGTTAAACGAATATTTATATAAGATATGTTGAAAGAAATACCAAAATCAGATATAATTGTAAGGCCTCTTAAAGTTTATAAAGAATGGACTTTGGATGAGAATGATATTAGTCCTATTTTCGGAGAAAACGGAGATGGTACTTTTGTTGATTTAGATACTGATGAGGTAAGCAATGGATTCAATAAAAAAGTGGTTTATGCATCAATAAAATCGCAATTTTATAACAATGCAGCAACGGCATCATTACTAACAGAAGTTGGTAGAAGAATTTCATATGCATCGACTAATGAAAGAATTTTAGAAAATGATATAGCTGTATTTTCTATCCCACAAATATATTATGGTGAGGGAATAAAGCCTGGCACTGTTGTATTACAAGATGAGCAGTTGGGTAGAACATATACAGATGATGGATATTCTAATTTAAAATATGGTAATGAAATAAAAGGTAATATATTTTATGATAGAGGATTGGTAGTTGTAGCTAAAGATATAGTTAGTGGTTCTGTTTTATCTCAATTCACTTTAAACTTTCGTTCAACTAAAACAATATATGAAAATGAAATATTCATTTCAGTATTGGAAAACGAATTTAACTATTCTCAAAACCCAACCGCAGTTATAGAAGATGGTGGTGTTGTAAACACTTACACAGTTCAAAGGCCAGGTTCAATAAGACCGGATGATTTAGTAGAAGCATCTTTTTATAATGCTGGTACAAAAATTATTAATGATGAATTTAATCATTATGAAGATTACGTTAGTTTAGACCCAACTGGTTCATTTTTAGCACCATATATTACTACAATTGCATTATATGATAATGAGTTAAATATGGTTGCGGTAGCTAAATTACCACAACCAATTAAATCAACTCCAGATTATCCAATAAACTTTATTATTAGATTTGATTCGTAAAAAGGTTTTACTTTATATTTATATTCAAATAAACAAACAAAATGGCAAGTATTTTAGACATATACAAAAAAACACCACCTAAAACAGGTATGATAGATACTAAGGGAAAGGATAAAACACCTTTAAATCCAGATGGTGGAAAAAATCTAGCAACAGACGAAATTAAATTAAAAAAAGCTAGAGGTGGAGAATTAAATAATACTAGAAAGTATTCTGATTCCGTTACAAACAAGTAATCAATGAGTTGGAAATTTAATGGAAATATAGTTACGGAGGAAAGTACACCGGAAGGTGCAGTTGGGTTTGTCTATAAAATGATACACATACCAACTGGTAGATTTTATATAGGGAAGAAGTCCCTAAATCAAGTTCGAAGATTGAAGCCCCTTAAGGGCAAGACTAGAAAGAGAGTTGTTAGAAGTGCTTCCGATTGGGAGAAATACTATTCATCAAACGAATGGATTAAGTCCGAAGTAAAAGAAGGTAGAGCTGGTGATTTTGAAAGAGAAATTATCCAGTTTTGCTTTTCCAAAAAATCCTTATCATATTACGAAATTAAATGGCAGTTTCATTACGATGTACTAGCCAACGAACAAGCAATAAACGAAAACCTTATGGGAAAATTCTTCCGTAGGGATATTATAAACTAAAGTTATGACAATACCTGAAATCGCAAAGAAGTACGGAATCTCCGAAGCTTACTTAAACGCAAAAGATGATGCACTTCAAATAGCAGCTGCATCTTTAGTAGACCTCAAAGGAATGTTGGAAGCAAACCAACCAAAAGCACCAATTGCAGCAAAAATGCAGTTTTTAGCTGATTTCCTTTACGATGTAAAGAATTCCAACCATTAATTTGGTTATATCCCAAATTTTTCGTATATTTGTGATATAATATCTAATTAATGCTATCTGGGAAGAACAAACTAACGGTCATTAACATTTTGGACACCGCATTAGGTGTAGGTTCATCTCTTAAGGGAAATGAGCAGGCACATCATTGTCCATTTTGCAATCACCACAAAAAGAAACTTCAAGTAAATTTAGATACACAAAGATGGCATTGTTGGGTGTGTGATTCTAAGGGTAGAAGTATCCAATCACTCCTTCGCAAACTCAATGTAGATATAAGAGACCTTAATAGATTGAAAGATATCTATGGTGAGGATGATTATACATTGGTTGAGAAAGATGAGTATGTAGCTAAGTTACAATTACCATCTGAATTCAAACAATTACACTTCAAACCAAAAGGATTCAACCCTGAATACAATCAAGCAATTAATTACTTAAAAGAAAGAGGTATTACACAAGCTGATATCGTTAAATACAATATTGGGTATTGTTCGGAAGGATTATACTTTGGTAGAGTTATTGTTCCATCGTATGATGAGAATGGTGACTTGAATTACTTTGTAGCTCGTTCATATTACAAAGAAGAACGAATGAAGTATAAGAATCCGCCTGTTAATAGAGATGTAATTGTATTTGATAATCAAATCAATTGGAATGAACCCATTACTTTATGTGAGGGTGTATTTGATTCATTCTCAATTAAGAGAAATTGTATTCCTTTGCTTGGTAAGTTTTTATTGAGCAAATTAAAGAATAAGATTATAGAGAAAGGAGTTAAAGAAGTAACTATTATGTTAGATTCAGATGCTATTGCAGATTCAACTAAACATACTGATTATTTTTTAAAGAACGGAATTAAGGTTCGTAATATTATACCAACCGATAAGGATGCTGGTGAAATGGGATTTAAAAAAGTAAACGAACTCCTAAAGGGAGCAAAACAAACTGGATGGGATGACTTAGTTCTATCCAAACTAAATAATATATGAGGTTAAAGAGAATTTATCACATTGCGGATATACACATTCGTAATATAAAAAGACACAAAGAGTTTAGAGAAGTATTTTACTCAATGTTTGAGGAAATACAAAAAAGAGGAACGGAAGATTCCATTATCTACTTAGCTGGTGATATCGCTCATGCTAAATTGGAAATGAGTCCTGAATTAGTTAGTGAAATTAGCTGGTTGTTTACGGAATGTAATAAACTATGTCCTACTATTGTAATCGCTGGTAATCACGATTGTAATATGAACAACTCGGACAGAATGGATGTACTTACTCCAATAGTTGATGCATTAAAATTACCAAACTTAACTTATTTAAAAGATACGCAAGTTTACGGAATAGGTGATGTTGATTTTGCAGTATTCAGTATATTTGATAACAAAGATAATTGGCCTAAAGCAAACACTCTATTTGGTAATAAGAAGATTGCACTATTTCACGGACCTGTTGATAACTCTACAACCGATGTAGGGTATGTGGTTAGTAGTAGACACTTTACAACTGAAATATTTAATGGATATGATTTAGCTCTATTAGGAGATATACACAAAAGACAAGAGATGATATCACCATCAGGTTGTAAGGTGGTATATGCTGGTTCTTTGGTACAACAAAACTTCGGTGAAACATTAGACAAGCACGGATTCTTAGTTTGGGATTTAGATACAATGACTTATGAAGAAGTTGATATCCAAAACGATTATGGTTATTACACTTTAGATGTTGATGGTGGTATTGTGCCGGATGTAACTGATATGCCGTTATACCCTCGTTTAAGAGTGAGGATAACTAATACGGATACCGCAGATACTAAGAGAATGATGGCTGATATTACGGCAAAGTATGGTGTGGAGGACTTTACAATCATTAGAACGGATACATTCAATAAGAAGAAAACCAACGATAGAGAAGCAAGGTTGGAAGTAGACAGCATAGCTGATATAAACCATCAAAACTCTTTAATAGGTGAGTATATTGAACGTATGATGCCATTTGTGACAAAGGAGGACTTAGCTGGCATTGAGAAAATAAATCGTGACATTAATAGTAGAATCCAACCATCAGAACTACAAAGAAACATAAGCTGGAAACCAATAAAGTTTGATTTCAGTAATATGTTCTCATACGGAGAGAGGAATGTAATCAACTTCGATAAGGTAAACGGACTGATGGGATTATTCGCACCAAATGCACAGGGTAAATCATCTCTATTTGATGCAATTTCATTCTGCCTTTTTGATAAGTGTAGTAGGGCTTACAAAGCATCTGCTATTATGAACAATCGTAAATCTGATTTCCATTGCCAATTAGAATTCTCCGTAGATGGAGTTATATATGGTATTCGTAGAGAGGGAAGAACAATCAATAAGGGAAAGAACGTAAAAGTAGATGTGGACTTTTGGAGAGAGGGAGATAGTGGTAGAGAATCACTTAACGGAACGGAACGTAGGGATACAAACCAAGTCATTGAAACCTATGTGGGAAGATATGAGGATTTCATTATGACTGCACTTTCCTTACAATCTAACAACGCCCTATTCATTGATAAATCACAATCCGAAAGGAAAGACTTGATGGCTCAGTTTATGGGACTTGATATATTTGATAAGCTGTATGATACTGCTACCAACGATATCAAAGATGTGAATGCACTTATCAGAAATTTCAGAAAGACCGACTTCACTTCGGAATTAGCCCAAAAAGAAAACGACTTGAATTCAAAGAGAGAGGAGTATGATAGTTTGGATGCAGAGAAGTTAGAATTAGAAAATCGTAAGAGTGATTTAGAGGAACAAATTGTAAATCTATCTCAACAAATCGTTCCAATTCAAGGTAACTTAGATATTAATTCTCTAAACGCAAAAGCACAAAAGATTGTTGATGATTTGAAGACTTGGGGTGATGATAAATTCGATAAAACAATAAAACATACGGAATCCAAAGAGTTAGTTAGAGAAGCCAAAGAAATGGTTGATTCTAAAGTTACTATAAACGGAACTGATATTGGTGAAGCACAAATACAATTGAATTTAGTTAAAGGACAAATTAGAGATACCTTACATCAGATTGAATTATTAGAAAGTGCTATTGAACATAACAAAGAGAAGTTATCACACTTAGCAGAGCATGAGTATGACCCTAATTGTAATTTTTGTATGAACAATGTATTCGTAAAGGATGCAAAGGAAACGGAAACAAAATTAGAACAACAAGGTAATCAATTAGAAACCCTAAATATTTTACATGGTGCTCTTATAACTCAATTAGGTGAATTGGCTGGAGTTGAAGACCAATTCAAACAATGGAAACAATGGACTGATGAACACAAAAGATTAATAGTAGTAACAGACCGTTTGGATACTGATATTAAAACTTGCGATACTAAGATTGAATTATTACAAACTCAAAACGAAACTGTAAATGCAGATATTAAACGATATAATGATAATGTAGAAACGATTACAAAGAATCAAGCATTGGATATTCAAATTCAAAATGTTCGTAGATTGAAGCAAGGTGTTGAAAAACAAATATCCGATGTGAACAAACTTATGTTGAAATTAATGTCAGAAGTAGGTGCAACAAAAACTTACATTGACAATATGGTAGCTAAGATGGAAGAAGTAAAAGAATTGGAAACTAAAAACCAATTATATACATTCTACTTAGATGCAGTTAAGAAAGATGGAGTACCTTATGAACTAATATCCAAAGCACTTCCAGCAATTGAAAACGAAGTGAACAACATATTAGGACAAGTGGTAGACTTCTCAATATCAATGGATACTGATGGAAAGAATATTAACGCTAGAATCGTTTACGAAGACCAGGAATGGGCTTTAGAGATGTGTAGTGGTATGGAGAAGTTCATTAGTGGATTAGCGATTAGAGTGGCTCTAATTAACATATGCAACCTGCCTAGACCTAACTTCTTAGTAATAGATGAAGGGTTTGGTACATTAGATGCAGATAACCTATCATCGCTCTTTATGATGATGCAATATTTAAAAACCCAATTTGATTTTATATGGGTAATTTCTCATTTAGAACAAATGAGAGATATTGTGGATGGACTTATTGAAATTAAAAAGGTAGATGGATTTAGTAAGATTAACTTTTAATCACTGGTAATACATTTTTAGGTGTGGTCTTGTTTAAAGACTGCACCTTTTCTTTTATAAGGGTTTCTACCAACCCATTTATCTTATATCCTTTCTCTTTACAAAACTCCTTTAATGCTTGATGTATTTCAGCATCTATTTGTATCATTGCGTATTTTTTCATAACGTTTATTTAGATTTCTTTAGTTTTCTTTAGTTTTTAGTAATTATAAATATTAAACTCAATATTTATTAGTAATTAACAGGAATCATATATGGCAAGAATAAAAAAATTCGCAGATAATTTAACACAACCACTATCAATATATCAAACATTTGTTTTAGATTCTAATCCAAATTCGCAGTATTTTAGAATTACCGAATTTAAAGAATCTTTTACTGGTGGTAAAAACGGATTTCTAATTGAAGGTTCTGAACATTTAAAAGAAAGTACTGATATAAAAATAGAAATATTGGATGTGGATGGTAATCCAATTTATTTTGAGCCTGGTAATGGTGTGCCTGAATATTATGAGGGATTATCAAAAGTTATTGCTGTTTACATATACGAAGATACGCCAATTGGTAACGCAAAAATTACTGTATTAGGTGAATTAAAAACTTATATAGATACTGATGGTATAGTACAACCAATTCCTGATGAATGGGCTGGTATATATAATGTTAAGTGGGAAAGAGAATTTAAAATTAATAGATTACTTGCAAATGAAGATAAGGTAAGATTTTATCGTAGACCTGAAGTTAGTATCACCGAAATAGTTAAACCAATATTTTCAAATGTAGTTGCCCCAAAAACGCAAAGTGGAATTATAACGGGTACTGCACAAAATCCAGTGGCTGGTACTTTGCTATCAAATTATACATCACCAACTACATATATTTTAGAAACTGTTGGTAATTCATTTTGGACAGGGTCTGTAGTTGGAACATTTTTGAATATTCCTGGAATAAATTATTCACCATTAGTTACTCAAATAGTTAATTCAAGAGAAATATTAGTACAACCACCATATACTGAAAACGGGTTGGTTGCAAATATAGAATCCGAACCATATACAGCTACATTTAATTACACCGAAGGAGTTGATAATTTAAAAACAGCATTGACTGGTTCTTTTGCAAAAATAACATTATCCGATTTAACTACTTTTGTTGGTGATTGTGCTAGAGTTAAAATATTTAGAAAATCAACAACAGATTTATCTGATTTTCAATTTGTTCAAGAAATACAATTAGAATCAAATGAACTTTTAGTTGATTTAGAATCTACTACAAAAAATCAAGAAAATTATGGTTTATTTGATACTAACAATTATAAAGAATATTGGGTAACATCATCAAATAATTTAATAACTTCATTTAACCAAACGTTTTTATTTGATTCTATAAAATTAAATAGTACTGTTGGAACTCAAAAATTCTTTACAACAAAATCATTAAGTATAAGTGAAGGTATTGAATATACTTTAAATTTTAATGTTAGAAAGCAAACTTTGGGTAATACTAATAATTTTATTGAAGCGTATTTAAGTGGTTCTAAGCAAACAACTGTAAATGGTTCTCCAACTACACTTCAAGTTAAACAAAATATAGTAACAATAAATACTCAAAACGCTTTACTTGAAAAACAAATTATTACTGAAAATATAAAAGCTGAACAAATAGATAATGCTAGATTATATTTTGATGTAAACGGAAACGATTGGCATATATCCGAAGTTAGTTTAAAGGCATCTCAAGAAACAGCATTTTCTCCTGATGAAATTACATTTATACAATCAGTACCAAGAATATTACCAGTTGAAACTTTTGTATATCGTTTTGAATTTTATGATATTAATAACAATTATATTCCTGTTTTAGTTGAAGAAACAAAAACATTTAATGGGGGTAATTTACAAACAATACGAAAAGGACTTGTATTTAATCCTAGGTCATTATCATTTCAATTTGATTCTGGTTCTAGTCCAATACCACCAACAGTAGTTGGGTTTACTGTTACTAAAAATTTATTAACAGGTTCGGTAACATATACATCTCAATCTTTTGATTTTGATGGTAATGAATTATTTTATGATAATTATACCGCATCCTTTACGGGTAGAAGATATCCTGGTTTACTTAGTGATATTACATCAGATGCACCAACAATGACAGTTGGAAACTTTACGGGTTCTAGACTTGACAAGACTGTACAATTAGTTAAAATTACAGGAGAAGTTGAAGGATTTACCGATAGTGTAATATTCACCAGAGTATTGGATGGATTTGGTGGAGTTAATTATTTGATTAGACCTTATAGAGGAACTCAAATACGAAATAGTAGTACTGCTTCATTAGAAATTCAGGCCATTCGCATTGATGGTGTAAACGATATTGAATTAAGTAGTACAACCAAACCCGAAAAAGGTTGGCCTGATAAACAACTTCATATTATATCACGTTCGGCTGATGGAGCTGAGAAGTTTGTAAACTTAGAATATGCATCATCTAGCAAATATATATACGGATTAACTACGGGTTCGTTGGGAAGTGGTGAGATAAATTATAACGCAACTTTTAATCGTGATTCAATTGATTTTAGAAGAACTATATACATAATATCATCAGGCTCCGCAGCATCTGGACCTGCATATGAAACATCTGGTTCGGTTGTAGCATCTATTATATTAGAGGATTTGCAAGATGGATTGGATAGTGGTATTGTAACATATAATGCAGATTCATTCACAATAAATCCAAGAACAGAATCAGAATTTAAACCAGCATTTGGATTTGCAACTGCATCTTTTGCAAAAAGAGGAACGGCTGCATCTGATATAGAAGCAGTTACGGCATCGTTTCAGGTGTATCCATCAATGTCAATAAATAGAGATTGGGTTCCTGAATATTGGATGTATTATCATACACAAAGTTTAAATCCAACAATAACAGTTGTTGCAAAAGATGATAATAAAAATATAATACCATCTCAAATAGTAAACGGAAATGTAAGAACTGCAGTAAATCAAACTAAAAACTTAACATTAACATTTACATATACTGAACCTTGGACATCGGCATCTGTTAGTTTAGATAAAACATTTACAATTGTACCTGAAGGTAAGCAAGGAGATGAAAGTATTGTATTTGAAGTAAGTCCAATAGCAATTACACTTGGTGCAAATTCGAGAGGTATAGTTAATGATTATACACCATCCATTACTGATATTAAATTAAAGCAAGGTTCTAGGTATCTTGCTTTTAGTGCTAGTGCTGGTGTTCCTAATAATTTGGATACACATGGTACGTTCCATATAGCAACTGCATCTATAATTGAAAAGGAAATTAAAGCAGGTAACGTACATTTTACATCATCATTTGGAGTACCATATACCGCATCTTTAATTGTATCCCAATCTTCAAACTTTACACAATTAAGTGGAAGTATAACATATCCATTAATAATTCATCCATACTATACATCATCAATTTATACGGCAAGTGTAGTTGTAAATTATACAAAGATATTAGAAGGAGCGCCGCCAATTCAAATAGTAGTCTCACCAACATCAGTAGCATTAACAGCAGATGAAGTTGGATACATTACTCCGGTTGGATATTCTGCAGCAAATACTACTATACAAGTAAAGGAGGGAGATGATTTTTTAAAATTAGTAACAACTGAATCTTTTGCAAATGCTGATGCTAGAAAAGGTACATACACAATTAATTCAATTGAAACAAGAGGTGGTAGTATTTGGAATATAAGAACTGGTTCATTAGCATCTTCATCTTTATCTGGATTGACTGGAACAATCAATTATAATAGATTTGATTATCCATATGTTTCAGCAAGTGCAGTTTATACAATTCAAGTATATCCTTACGCATTGGGAGCTGGGCATTTACCAACTTCATCTATTTTTACTCGTACACAAACATTTACAAAAAATGTAACTCCGCCAAAAGCTCGTAGTATTGATTTTAAAGCATCTTCGTATACGGTAAACTATGATAGGAATGGTAGAGTATCGGCGGCATCACAATCACCAATTATATTATCTGCAACAGCATTTAATACAACATCATCTGCTGACAGAGTATTTCTTACAATATCTGATATTGCTCCTGATGGCTCTGAATCTGGAGAAGTTATATTTCAGGGAGATAGTGGTACAAATCCAGTAACATTTACACTACCGGATGTAAACTATAACGATATTGGTCCTGATACAATAAAAACATATAAAGTTAAATTGACTGATGGTAATCCGTATTCATCTCCAACATTAAATCCATATAGAGCAGAAGCTCAATTAACAATATCTGGTATGAAGGCTGGGGCTGATGCATATAAGTTAGTAGCATCAAATGAAAGTACTTCTATAACCGCAGATTTATGGACAACTCAATTTGCAGGAACTGGTATGAAGATTACCACATTTAATGGTAATCAACAATTGATAAATGCAAATCCTTTACCATTACCAAATGACCCAAATGATTTGGATTTTAATAATGACCCTATTGGTGTGTTGGGATATTCATCCGCATCTATATTTTCAAAATCTGCTTGGATTGGATTAACTGGAGGAACTCCACCAAAGTTTCCATCATCGAATCCTGCTGAAATTGGAAATATAATTAGTTGGACTGCACCAGCTACAAATACATCTGGACAAATTGTATATAGAGTAGATTTTGAGGGAGATTCATCATCAACAAATACATTGGTAAGGCCATTGGCGAGACAGACTCAATTTGTAACTCAATCAATATCAGTACAATTTACACCACCTGCTCCATATGATATAAAGATGGAAAATGAAAATTCATCAGCAGTTTATAGAGTGTCTGGTGAATTAGATTTTGGTTCAACTTCAAACGTAATAAGAGTTTATAGAGGTGGTACTGAATTAGTAAATACAAACCCATTACCAGCTACTGATACTGATGCATATGGTACAACTGGATTATCAAAGGATAAATGTAGAGTTAGTATTTCTTCAATATCTCCTGTTGGAGTTATTGGATTAGCTGGTGGCTTAACCGCAGGGCAATGGGTTAGTGGTACACCAGCAACAATGCCGGCAATAACTAGTTGGACAAATCCTGAAACTGATTCGGTTGCAAGTATTGTATATCAAATACAATGTGAAGGTAGAGAAACTTTCTTTAAAACTCAATCACTTTCAATTCAATATGAAGGTAATGTAGGACCTGGTATAGTGATGAGAGGTGAATGGTCACCACTTACTGATTACATAGGTTCTCACCAAACAAGTAATTCTCGTAGAGATGCGGTAATTTATAGTCCTGTTCCTGGTACAACAAAATACTACGGAGCAATTAGTGGAAGTGGACCTAACACATATAATAAACCAACAATAGTTCCGGGTAAGGATGGTTATTATGTAGGCGCTTCCCCAGCTGCTGGATATAATTTAATTAATTATAAAGCACCAACACCTGATAGTAATAATGAATATTGGGAATTTTTAGGAAGTGAACAATTTTTTGTAGCAGCTAAATTAGCAATATTTGAAGAATCATATGTTAAGAATACAATTAACGTTGGTACTAAAGATGGTACAAGCGGATTTGCAAATATTGTGTTAGCTGGGGGAAGGCCTGACCCTTACATTGCTATTGGACAAAACTCAACGATAGGTACATCCGGCACATCTGGTACATCAAATACTGGGTCTGGTATTATTGGATACGATAGACCAGGAATATTTTTAGGAATATACGAAAATGGTTCATTTGGTACAACGGGTAGATTTTCAATAAAAACAACTGGAACATCTGGAAAAGGAATGTTTTGGGATGGTGATTCTTTAACTATTGTTGGTTCAATTAGACAAGTTGAACCTGGTGTTAGTGAAGGTTCATTAAGGGGAGCATGGACAAGTGGATTTACTTATTATACAAATGATATAGTTTCATACGGAGGACAGAGTTGGAGATGTACATCGGCGCAAGCACAAAGTTATCAACATATAGCAACAAACGATACAGCTGCATTAACTGGATATCCGGGTTCAGGTCCTTGGGCAATAGCAGCTGCGGCTGGAACGTCTGGGACTGCTGGAACTGCTGGTAGTGGTGGTGCAAATGGGGCAGCTGGAGCAGCTGGACCTGGTGTTGTTTATAGAGGGCCTTGGACTGGTAGTTTGCAATATTTCAAAACAACCGATAGAACGGATGTTGTTAGGGGAAGTGATAATCAATATTACATAGCAAAAGTAACACACACTCCAAATGTAGTAAATGCACCAATAGGTACTGCTACTAGACCAATTGATGGTGCATCTTATTCAACATATTGGCAATCTTTTGGAGCAACATTTAGTTCAGTAGCAACTGGATTATTACTTGCTGAAAATGCAACGGTAACAAAAGGACTTGTAATAGGACAGGAAGGTAGTGATGTAGGGTTTATTCGTTCTGCTGGTGCACAAAGTATTGGTGGTGGTAATGGATTTTATATGGATGCTCTTGGTAATATGAGATTTGGGGCAGATACATCTACTGAAGGTAACTACGTTTATTGGAATAATACTTTAGGAACATTAGATATAAATGGAACAATAACAGCAGATTCTGGTGAGATTGGTGGATTTACTATTGCCAATAATAAGCTAATCGCATCGGGGGCTTTATTAAGATTTGATACACAAGCACCATCGATAGAATTTTACACAAACGCAACTGGTTCTGCTAAAGTAGTATTAAATCCAAAAGCAACATTAACTGACCCAAGCGGACAAATTATATATATAAGTGGTTCACAATACGATGGTACGGATGGTAACAGAACATCAACATCTGGAACTACTAATACTACTAACGTAATTACTGAAGTATATAGTGGTTCGTTTGGTATATCAGCAAACAGTACATATTCAGGTGCAACTCTAGCCTTTAGTGAAGCTGGTAATACCAATTTTATTGTGTATATTCCAGAAACATCTTTAACTATATCAACGACTTCACCAAGTGCAGCTTCGGATTACCCACCCGACCCACCACAATATGGATACGAAACATATCAATCGGAATATGCCGCTCCGGGTAATGCATCTGCCCAATGGTATGTACAAATGTACAATTCAACTGGAACAACGTTTATATCTGAAGTTGCAATAAATGGAGCATCTACATATAGAAGTGGTACTTCAAGTAATTCCTATTATACTGCAGTAGTATCATATAGCGGATTCCCTTATTATACCGAATCATACTATTGGAATTATTCATCATACTCATCAACAGCATATTATCAGGGAAATATTCCATTTGGGTCTAAAGCAGGTCAACTGATAATACCAGCACCGGGTATATATCAATTTAGATTAGTACTAAAAGTTACAGCTGTATCGGCAGCTATATATAATTATGTTGGTGGTGGAAATACATATTATACTACAACCGGAACTTCTAATCATACAACAACTGGTGATATTACTTTTCAATTTTCTCCAAACGTAAATAAAACGGAAATAACGAATGGTGGTATTCAAGTATTATCAAATCAAAATGCTTATGTTCGTTTTAATAGAATCGAACCAAGTGCATATGGTGGGGGTTCTGCAGTTGCAGAATTTGTTGGTGGTGCGATTAATGTATCTGCATTTGGTGGATATCCAACAAGTTTGAGTAATACTGGTATCTATATGAATGGTGGATTGGTTTCAAATGGCAAAACTAATTATTTAGGTGATTATTACTTTGATGGAACTGGTACACAAGAATCACTTCGTTTAGGTGGAAGAAGTACAGCAACAGCGGCAGACCAAACGTATATAACTTCATATTCTAATTTTTTACCAGCAAGTGATAACTATTGGACAATAGGAAAGTCTGGACAAAAATGGAAACAAATATGGTCTAATACTGGAACTATACAAACATCAGATGCAAACCAAAAATTAGAAATAGAACAATCGCAATTGGGATTGGATTTTATAAATAGATTACAACCAGTTTCATATAAATTTATTTCTGGAAGTGCTATTACTGAAAAAATAGAGGATTATATAAAAACAATTAAAGAACCGGCCATTATGGATAGTGATGGGGTAGTAGTAAAAGAAGAAGTTATTGAATATATAAAAAATGAACAAATACCAAATGTAACTTGGACTCCTGGTATAAGAAAACATCATGGGTTGGTTGCACAGCATGTAAAAACAATTTTGGATGACATGGGACTTTCAACAAATGATTTTGCTGGATATATTGAAGGTGATTTAGAAAATCATTCTGATTTGGGGTTACGTTATGAAGAATTTATGGCTCCTATGATTAAAGCAATACAGGAATTATCATCAAAAGTTAATAGACTGGAAGCTGAAATAAGTAGTTCGAAAATTTAAAATCTATATATTTATATATATAAACAATAATATATTATGGCACAATTAAAAGAATCATTAAGCGCTGATGTTTTGAATAGCATCAAAGAAAAAAGAGATGAAGTATCTAATTTAGTAATGGAATTAGGTCAAATTAGCTTAAGAACTAGAGAACTTAGAAATGAATTAGCAAACCTAGACCAAATTAAAATGTCTATGGAAAGTAGATTTGATGTGGTAAATGAAGAAGTTAAAGGAATTTTAGCAGAATTAGAAGTAAAATATCCAAAAGGAGAAATAGACCTAAATGAAGGGATGGTTTATTTTGAATCAGCTGAATAAAATAAATTTGGTAGTTTAAGAATTATTTTGTATATTTGTTACAATTAATAAAACATGTCTAAAAAGAAGTTACTTTATATTGCGCCTCACTTATCTACGGGAGGACAACCACAATACCTATATAAACAGGTAAAGCATTTTATTAAAGATTTTGATATCCAAGTTGTTGAAATAAACAATAGTGGCGGAAACGCATTTGTAGTTCAAAAAAATAGAATAAAATCATTAGTAGAGGTTCATACATTAGGAGATGATAAATCTCAAATACTCAATGTAATAAATCAGTTTAAACCTGATATCATACATTTTCAGGAAATACCACAATTTGATTTAGCTCCATTTATATTAGACCAGATTTTTACAAAAGATAGAAATTATTTTATTGTAGCATCAACTCATGGTTCATTTACAAATCCATCTGAAATAAATTATCATCCTGATAGATACGTTTTAGTATCCGAATGGAGTAGACAAAGGTTTGAACATACTGGAGTTGAAACTCAATTATGGGAATATCCAATCGAAGAATATAAATTTGATAAAGAATCTGCACAAAAAGAATTAGGATTTGAATCAGATTGGAAACATATCCTTAATGTTGGATTATTTGCGCCAGGTAAAAATCAAGGTGAAATATTTGCATTAGCAACTCAATTGGAAAAATACAAAATCAAATTTCATTTCGTAGGAAATCAAGCTGGAAACTTTGAACACTATTGGGCACCATTGATGAAACATAAACCTGAAAATTGTGTTATATGGGGAGAGCGTGATGATGTGGATACATTTTATGCAGCAAGTGATATGTTTTATTTTAGTTCTAAATTGGAATTAAATCCTCTTTCAATTAAAGAAGCATTGAGTTACAAACTTCCATCTATATTTAGAAAACTCCACACATACTTAGATACATACGATAATAATCAATTGGTAACTTATATTGATGATGATTTAAAAGCAACAAAAAAAATCATATTAGATACACTTAAGCCTGAATTTAATTATATTCCCGGTTGGTTCGCATTTGATGAATTGTATAATCAATTTGTTGAAGAAGCAAAAGATGGAGATACGTTTGTGGAAGTTGGTACTTGGTTTGGAAAATCCACAAATTATTTAGTAAACAAAATAAAAGAATCTAAAAAAGATATTAAGTTTACAACAATTGATACATTTAAAGGAACTGATGATGAGGAGTTACACCAAAATATTGTAGGAGCATTTAATGGAGATATATTTTATGAATTCATAGATAACACAGTTCTATCAAACAATTATAATAAATTTGAAATAATCAAAGATACATCACACAATGCAGCTAATCAATTTACAAACAATAGTATTGATTATATAATGTTAGATGCTGGGCATAGTTATGAAGATGTAAAAAATGATATTCATTTTTGGTATAATAAAGTAAAACCGGGCGGAACTATTAGTGGTGATGATTATGGTGGAAGTTTTTTTCCCGGCGTTACTACTGCAGTTGATGAATTCTTTTACAATCAATGTACATTAGGATTCCGAAATTGGAGAAAGAAAAAACCTCGTATTCAAATAAAACATCTATTAACTAGACCGGATGATATGAGAGAGATGGTTAGTATTCAATCTCTTAAGCAATTGGAAAAATATGGAATGGTATATCAACCAATTGTAAATCAAGTGTATGAAGGATTTGCACCTGCTGAAAATTGTAGGAGACCCGAACATATAAGTAAGGATAATAAGCCGGGTGAGTTATACCCTGGTGCTGGTTTGGGTTGGATGACCGGTAGACACTATGGATGTTATTTAGCACATAGGGGAGCATTGGAAACAATAGATACTGAAAACTTTGATTATACTTTAATATTTGAAGCAGATGCATTTATCTACACTGGATTGGAAGAATTTGTAGAAATTGTACATAGAGCTTGTTTTATCTCAGAAAGAGATAATGTACCATTCATATCATTTGCAGATAACCCATCTAGAGAAAAAGAAAGAATTGATGAATTGTTTTCAAAAACAGCATTCAATCAGGATTTAGCACATTGTTATTTAATTCCAAATAGAGAGAAGCAATGGTGGATGGATAGATTGGTAGATTGTGGTTGGGATGTAGGTGACCTTTGGTTCAATCACGTTTTCTATAATAATCCAAGACCTCGTTACACAACAAACAAAATGTATAGTAAGCAAGCCGAAGGATATTCTCTTTTGGATTTAACAGTTAAAACTTGGAATACATGATATACGATAATTTAAAAAAGAATACAAATCCAATTGTGAATATTGATAATAGAGTAATCATTAATTTTGTAAAAGGTGCTTTTTTAGAAATAAAAGGAAGTAAAAAATCAGAATATAAAGTTCAATTTATTGATAATAAAACCAATCAAATTAAATTTTCTACTACAATAGGAAATAATTGCTGGTGTAAGTGTAATATTGAATATTTTGTAGAATGGAGAATTTTAATTTATGAAAATGATAAATTATGGTATGAATACATTTACAATGCAAAAGATACGAAAGTTTACATTTCATTAGATTCAAGAGCATTGGGTGATTCATTATCTTGGATTGCATATGTGGATGAGTTTAGAAAGAAACATAATTGTAAAGTAGTAACATCTACATTTATGAATGATATGTTTGAGGAAAACTATAAAGAAATTGAATTTGTAACTCCTGGTACAAACGTTATTGATTTATATGCTATGTATAGTATTGGTTTATTTTATAATGAAGATGGTACTATAAATGGTTTAAAAAATCCAATAGACCCAAAGCACCAAACAATGCAAAAAATGTGTACGGATATTTTGGGATTGGAATATACAGAAATAAAACCAAAAATAAAGAAAAGAAATCCATATATAGACCCAAATCTTAAACAAGTTTGTATTGGTGTATTTGGTACTGCACAATCTAAATTTTGGAATAATCTAAACGGATGGCAGGATGTTGTTGATTGGTTAAAAAATAAAGGTTATACTGTAAAATTACTTTCAAAAGAAGGTGATGATTATATGGGAAACAAATTACCAAATGGAATAATTCAACACCCAAACGGGCCATTGGAATTGGTTATGGATGAAATGTTAAAATCAAAAGCATTTATTGGTATTGGTAGTGGATTAAGTTGGTTGAGTTGGAGTTTAAATGTTCCGACTGTATTAATTAGTGGATTCTCATATGATTGGGCAGAAATGCAGGATTGTATCAGAATTGCAGCCCCTAAAGGAAAATGTGAGGGATGCTTTAATAGGATTAAATTAGACCCATCCGATTGGAACTGGTGTCCAGACCATAAAGGTACGGATAGACAATTTGAGTGTACAAAATCAATAACATCCGAAATGGTAATAAAAGAATTGGAAAAATTCTTATAAAAAATAAAAAATAATATACTTATATATATAAAACAACAAAAACAAAATTATGGCAGCATTAGATAGTATTCCACAAAAGCAAACAATTGAAATTGAAATTGCAAAATTGGATGAAAAAGTATTAGAAAGCATAAAAGATTTAAATCAAAAATCTGCTAACATCATCAATGAATTTGGACAAATTTACATCAGAAAGAGAGAAATTCAAGAAGAATTAATCAGATTGGATGATTTCTTATTGAAAGGTGAAGATGAACTAAAATCTACTAGTAATGAATTAAAAGAAATACTTGATGCATTGGATGATAAATATCCACAAGGTAGAATTAATTTAGAAGATGGTTCAGTTCAATACCAACCGGGAGCACCAACTAGAAAGCAACAAGCTGAACAGCTAGCTCAACCAAGTGGTATGAAAGTAGTAAAACAATAATATCGAATATTTATATAGGAACAACTATATAATGAACGAATTATCAAACTTTTTAATAGAAACAATATTGGGAGAAGCGGCTCAAATGGACAAAGTAGTTGTTGTCTATTCGGGCCGCTTTCAACCATTTCATAAGGGGCATTACGCAACTTATGAAAACTTAGTACGCAAATTCGGTAAGGATAGTGTATATATCGGAACTTCTAACGTTACCGATTCAAAAAAATCTCCATTTAATTTTAAGGAAAAAAAAGTAATAATGACAACTATGTTTGGTATTCCATCAAACAAAATTGTTAATATTAAAAATCCTTATGCACCTGAAGAAATACTTAATAAATATGATTCTAATACAACTGGTTTAATAGTTGTAGTGGGTGAAAAAGACCAAAATCGTTTGGGTGGTAAATATTTTACTCCATATAAAGGTAAGGTAGAAGCTGGTTACTTAGATAAAGGATATGTGTACGCTTCACCTGCACAATCAAATCCTATTAGTGGTACTGATGTTCGTTATTGGTTAAGTGCTGGTAGTGAAGCTGATAGAAAAAAGAATTTTACCAAAGCTTATCCAAAGTTTGATTCTCAAATATTCAAATTAATTACTTTAAAATTAAAGAGTTTAAAAGAATGTATTAATGAAGAAATTAAACTAAACGTAAAAGTTGGTGATACTTTATTAATGGGTAAATTTAAAAATAAAAAAGTAGTTGTTAAAGCAATAGGTGAGGATGAATGGGGAATGCCAACAATCAATGGTAAGAAAGCAGTAACGTTTCGAATCCCTAAAAAAGAAAACTTAAAAGAAGCAGCATCTACCGGTGGATTTACTGGGCAAGATGAACCTGATACATCATTTGTAGCAGATGGACAACCTAGAATACTAAACACAGCTAAACCTGAAGGTTGGTATAAGCAAGGTGGATATACTCAAATGGATACTCCTAAAGCAGATTCTATGAGAGGTAGAGGAAAATCAAAAGATACTGAAACTCAATTTAGAAAAGCTTATTATAAACTTAAGAATGTAACTCAAAGCACGTTAAACCCAGCCGATGACCCATTTAAGGTTGAGGATTGGCAAGATGCGTATAGAGAAAATCCAAACGAAAAACCTAAAAGATTTTGGGAATTACCCGATAATCAAAAAGATACTATAATTTCAAAAGAAGATATAAATGAAATTATGGATGAGTTTGAAGAAAGCATAATGAGTGAAATGGGATTGGGTGGAGGAGCCGGTGTAGGTTTATCTTTACCAGGTGGATATATTAACGGAGCACCAGACCCAGAAGATGCTAAGAAATTAAAATCTAAATTAGATGGTGATGGTAGTGAAAAATATACTCCAGTAGAAGAAGGATTTACTAAAGGTCAATTATTTGCTGGTAAAATGAAGGTGGGTGGTAGGCCTGTAAATGTAGAAGTTGAATTGGTAGGTTCTGATAATAAAACAAATCAATTTATAACTAAAATTATATATGTTGATAAGGGATATGAAAGACAACTCCCAATAGGTTCTACTTTACCAATACCGGCTAGAATATTTAGAACACCTGGTGGAGGTTGGAGAAAAATTAAAACACCATCTGCATTTGAATCTACAAATGAAGCCACTTCATCTGAAATCCTAAAAGATTTGGATAAAGTAAAATCTGATTTACTAAAAAAAGCAGAGGTATTAATCGCAAAAAAGAAAAAACTTTATTCTAATGTTGATATCGAATCTCCAATGAGTGCAGATGAAAAGAAATTGGATAAAGATATTGCGGATATATTTTCTCAAATCAATCAATTAGTTCTTCAGAAAAGAAGTTTAAAAAAAGAATCAATAAACGAATCATTATTATTAGAAGGTGGTGCGTATGGTCACATGAATCACCCATTTGATATTGAAATGAATCTTACATTTGCTGACCTTAAATCAATTGTAACCAAAGCACTTAATGGTGACTTAGAATTGACTAGAGAGAAGACTGATGGACAGGCATTAGCAGTTAGTTGGGTAAATGGTAGGTTAGTAGCAGCTCGTAACAAATCACATCTAAAGAGCAAAGGAGCTGGTGCTATGACAATAGGACAAGTGGCAGATAAGTTTGCTGGCAGAGGTGGATTAACCGATGCTTACAACTTCGCTATGCAGGATTTATCTAAAGCAATAGCAGCCCTATCCGAACCGCAACGTAAGAAGATTTTTAAGGATGGTAGTTCGTTTATGAACTTAGAAGTGATATATCCAACTTCTGTAAATGTAATCCCTTACAATCAACCCCTATTAGTATTTCATGGTACATTTGATTATGATATGGATGGTACTATTGTAGGTGAAAACCAACAAGCGGCATCTATATTGGGTGGAATGATTAAGCAAGTAAATGCACATGTTCAATCTAAGTACACAATACAGGGACCTCCAATTAATAAACTTCCTAAATCAGAACACCTTTCTAAATTGCAAGGAAAGTATTTAGGAATGATTTCTAAATTACAATCCGAATTCGCATTATCTGATAATGATGGTGTAGCAGATTATCATCAGGCTTGGTGGACTAAGTTTGTAGAAAAAGGTGCAAAGAAATTAGATGCACAAGAAAAAATAGGATTAGTAAAGAGATGGGCTTTTGGTGACAAAAGTTTCCGTATAGCAACAATACAAGATGCAAAATTAAGAGCATGGGCTGAACAAACTGATAAGCAGGACCAACAAAAGATATCAAAGCAAAATCTAATGAGATTTGAGGAGATATTTTTAGGAGTTGGTGCGGATGTGTTATCCTTTATGGAATCAGTCCTTACAGCAAACCCTGATAGTGCTAAAAGACAAATGGTAGCACGGTTGGAATCTACAATTCAGCAAGTAAAAGCAAGTGGTGACCCTAAGAAGATTGCAAAATTAAAATTAGAGTTACAAAGACTTAATGCACTTGGTGGATTTGAAAAGATTGTACCAAACGAAGGTATTGTATTTGTCTATGGTGGTAACACTTACAAATTAACAGGTGCATTCGCACCCCTAAATCAAATTTTAGGTATTTTCTTCGATAAATAATCGTTTTCTTTATTTTGATATACTTATATATACAAATATATCGTAAGTA